GATAGCGCCGGCGCGCAGCCGCGACTCGGGCAACACCATCCTGGCCAAGGAGTTCCGCGGCGGCGTGCTGGTGATGACGGGCGCCAACAGCGCGGTGGGCCTGCGCTCGATGCCGGTGCGCTACCTGTTCCTCGATGAGGTCGATGGCTATCCGCTGGACGTCGAGGGTGAAGGCGATGCGATCTCCCTGGCCGAGGCGCGGACCCGCACCTTTGCGCGCCGCAAGATCTTCATCGTCTCGACGCCCACGATCTCGGGGGTCAGCGCAATCGAACGGGAGTACGAGGCCAGCGATCAGCGGCGCTACTTCGTGCCGTGCCCGCACTGCGCGCACCGGCAGTGGATGCGTTTCGAGCAGCTACGCTGGGACAAGGGCCAGCCCGACACGGTGGCCTACCGCTGCGAGTCCTGCGAGGAGTCTATCGCCGAGCACCACAAGACCTGGATGCTCGAACACGGCGAGTGGCGGGCAATGACACCCGAGAACGGCAGCAAGACGGCGGGCTTCCACCTGTCATCGCTGTACAGCCCAGTGGGTTGGCGCAGCTGGCGCGACATCGCGCAGGCCTGGGAGGCGGCGGTGAGCAAGGAGTCGGGATCGGCAGCGGCCATCAAGACCTTCAAGAACACCGAGCTCGGCGAGACCTGGGTCGAGGAAGGCGAGGCGCCGGACTGGCAGCGGCTGGTCGAGCGGCGCGAGGACTACCGGGTCGGCACCGTGCCTCAAGGTGGCCTGCTGCTGGTCGGTGGCGCCGACGTCCAGAAGGACCGCATCGAGGCCTCGATCTGGGCCTTCGGGCGCAGCAAGGAGGCCTGGCTGGTCGAGCACCGGGTGCTGATCGGTGACACCGCCCGCGACACGGTCTGGACCCAGCTCGAGGCCTTGCTCGGTGAGCACTGGACGCACGAGAGTGGCGCTGCCCTCCCGCTGGCCCGCTTCGCCTTGGATACGGGGTTTGCGACGCAGGACGCCTACGCCTTCGTGCGCGCCTGTCGCGATGCGCGGGTGATGGCGGTCAAGGGCGCGTCCCGCGGCGCCGCCTTGATCGGCACGCCGACCGCGGTCGATGTCACCCGGGGTGGTCGCAAGCTGCGCCGCGGCATCAAGGTGTTCTCGGTGGCGGTCGGGATCGCCAAGCTAGAGCTCTACAACAACCTGCGCAAGAGCGCGTCAGTGGCCGAGGACGGGGTGAGCACGATGTTCCCGCCTGGCTTCGTTCACCTGCCCAAGATCGACGGCGAGTTCATTCAGCAGCTGTGCGCAGAGCAGCTGATCACGCGGCGGGACCGCAACGGATTCCCGGTGCGGGAGTGGCAGAAGGTGCGCGAGCGCAACGAGGCGCTGGACTGCTACGTCTACGCGCGTGCGGCTGCTGCCGCCGCCGGACTCGACCGGTTCGAGGAACGCCACTGGCGCGAGATGGAACGACAGCTGGGGGTCGCGCGGCCGCCCGATGTGGCGCCCGCGATCCAGCCCTTCGACAACCCCGAGGCCACCCACAGCGGTGGCCTCTCTGTTTCTGGGGCTGGCCCCTCCAAGACCGGCCGGCGCGTTATCCGCAGCCGCTGGTTGAGTTGATGAGCAAGGCATGACCTACACCACCACCCAACTCGACGCACTCAAGCGTGCGCTGGCCACCGGCGAGCACCGCGTGAGCTTCGCCGACAAGACGGTCGAGTACCGCTCGGTCGAAGAACTGCGCGCCGCCATCCGGGCCGTCGAGGCCGAACTCGCGCGCAGCGCGGGCACCCCGGCCAAGCGCCAGATCCGGGTCACCACGTCCAAGGGTCTCGAATGACTTGGTGGACGCGGCTCAGGACGGGCCTGTTCGGCAAGCCGACGCCGACCTATGACGGCATCGGCTCCGGTCGGCGCGCCATGGCCTGGCAGGTCGGCAACCCGGGCGCCGTGGCCGCGCTCGCTTTCAGCCAGAACGAACTGCGCGCCAAGAGCCGTGACCTGGTGCGGCGCAATGCCTGGGCCGCCGCCGGCGTCGAGGCCTTCGTGGCCAACGCCATCGGCACCGGCATCAAGCCGCAGTCGATGGTCGCCGACCCGACGTTGCGCGAAGCCATCCAGGCGCTGTGGCGTGACTGGTGCGAGGAGGCCGATGCCGCCAGCCTGACCGACTTCTACGGCCTGCAATCGCTGGCCTGCCGCGCGTTGCTGGAAGGGGGCGAGTGTCTGGTGCGGCTGCGCTACCGGCGCCCGGAGGATCGGCTGACGGTGGGGCTGCAGATCCAGGTGCTGGAGCCGGAGCACCTGCCGACGACGATGAACCGCGAACTGCCCTCGGGCAACGTCATCCGCGCCGGTATCGAGTTCGATCGCCTGGGCCGACGTGTGGCCTACCACCTGTACCGCTCGCATCCCGGCGACGGGGCCCTGGCACCGATGTCCGGCACCGGTGGCATGGAGACGGTACGCATTCCCGCCTCCGAGGTCGTCCACCTCTTCCGGCCGCTGCGACCGGGTCAGATCCGCGGTGAGCCCTGGCTGGCCCGGGCGCTGGTCAAGCTCAACGAGCTCGACCAGTACGACGATGCCGAACTGGTGCGCAAGAAGACCGCTGCGATGTTCGCCGGTTTCGTCACCCGCCTGGCGCCCGAGGACAACCTGATGGGAGAAGGCGCGCCGGACGGGCAGGGCGTCTCACTCGCTGGTCTGGAGCCTGGGACCCTGCAGCTGCTGGAGCCCGGCGAGGACATCAAGTTTTCCGCGCCGGCCGATGTCGGTAGTTCGTATGCGGAGTTCATGCGGCAGCAGTTCCGCGCCGTGGCCGCTGCGATGGGCATCACCTACGAGATGCTCACGGGCGACCTGACGCAGGTGAACTACTCGTCGATCCGCGCTGGCTTGCTCGAGTTCAGGCGCCGCTGCGAGGCGCTGCAGCACGGCGTCATCGTGCACCAGCTGTGCCGGCCGATCTGGCGCGCCTGGATGGAGCAAGCGGCGATCGAGGGCAGCCTGGCCCTGCCGGCGTTCATCCGGCGACGCCGCGAGTACCTGGCCGCCAAGTGGATCCCGCAAGGCTGGCAGTGGGTCGACCCGAAGAAGGAGTTCGACGCCATGCAGACGGCCATCCGCGCTGGCCTGCTGTCGCGCTCGCAGGCGATCTCGGCCTTTGGATACGACGCCGAGGACATCGATCGCGAGATCGCCACTGACAACCAACGCGCTGACGAGCTCGGTCTCGTCTTCGACTCGGACCCACGCAACGACGCCAGCCGCATCGACGCCCGCAACAACCACGCCAGCGTCGAGCCCGGCTCCGCCGATCCCCAGGACACCTGACATGCAGCTCGTACATCTGGCGTCCCGTCTCTACGGGACGCCGCTTCTCATCGCCCGCGCCAAGCTCGACGTGATCCTCGCCGTGCTCGGGCCGCGCATCGGGCTGCAAGGACTGGAAGCAGCTGCACCACGGCCCGGGCCCAGGAGCGAGACACCTACGTCGCCGGGCATCGCAGTGATTCCGATCCACGGCACGCTGGTGCGCCGTGCGCTGGGCCTGGACGTGGCCTCGGGCCTGAGCTCCTACGCCGACATCGGCGCTCGTATCGATGCGGCGCTGGCCGACCCCGCGGTGAAGGGCATCCTGCTCGACATCGACTCACCCGGTGGCGAGGCCGGCGGCGTTTTCGAACTCGCCGACCGGATCCGCCAGGCCGGCGCAATCAAGCCGGTCTGGGCGCACGCCAACGATGCCGCCTTCTCGGCTGCCTATGCCCTCGCGGCTTCGGCCACGCGCCTGACGCTGTCGCAGACGGCGGGGGTCGGTTCGATCGGCGTCATCGCCCTGCACGTCGACCAGTCGGTCAAGGACGCCAAGGAAGGACTGACCTACACCGCGATCTACGCCGGCCAGCACAAGAACGACTTCTCGCCGCACGCGCCGCTGTCGCAAGAGGCCGGCGCCGCGCTGCAGCTCGAGGTCGATCGGCTCTACGAGATCTTCGTCACCCAGGTCGCCGGGATGCGCGGCCTGGAGGCCGGGGCCATCCGCAGCTTGGAAGCACGCCTGGTCTTCGGGGCGGCCGCAGTCACTGCCGGTCTGGCCGACGGCGTGGCGAGCTCGGAGCAAGTCCTGGCGGAGTTCGCCGCCAGCCTGGCCGCCCAGCGGCGGTTGGGCATTGCCGCCTCCATCCAGCGCACGCCACCGGCGCGGGCTTCGCCTGCGGCCGCAGACGAATTGCCCGTGCCCCTCAGTTCCCCATCCAACCTGGAGTCCCCGATGGAACAGCCTTCTCCCACTGCGACCGCAGAGACCCTCCCGACGCCGCCTATCCCTTCGGCGGCCGAACCCCTCACCCCGAACCCGCGTGCTGAAGCGCAGGCGATCGCCGAGATCTGCCTGATCGCCGGCGCCTCGCAGCGCACGGCCGAGTTCCTCGCCGCCGGCCTGAGCGAAGCGCAGGTCCGCCGCGCCTTGCTGGAAGCCCGAGCCGACCAGCCCGAGATCGCCTCGCGCATCACCGCCGATGCCGGCACCGCCGTGCACCCCGAGACCAGCCCGGTCGTCGCCGCCGTCAAGAAGCTCATCACCAAGGAGTAACCCATGCCCTCCATCCAAGAAGCCCTGAACCTCGGCGACCTGCTCAAGTACGAGGCGCCGAACCTGTACTCGCGCGACCTGGCGACGGTGGCCAGCGGCCAGAACCTGGCCCTCGGCACGGTGGTCGGTCGCGCACCGGTGACCGGCAAGCTCTCGCCGATCGACCCCGACGCCCTCGACAGCAGCGCCGAGGCGGTCGGTGTGCTGGCCTTCTCGATCGACGCCACGGCGACCGATCGCGATGACGCCTTGCTCATCGCCCGCCACGCCATCGTCGCCAGCCACGCCCTGGTCTGGCCCGCCGGCATCACCCCCACCCAGAAGGCCACCGCGATCGCCCAATTGACGGCGCGCGGCGTCCTCGTCCGTACCTCGGCCTGATCAGGAGCCCCACCATGCAGAACCCCTTCAACAACCCCGCGTTCTCGATGGCCGCCCTGACGGCGGCCATCAACATCCTCCCCAACCGCTACGGCCGGCTGGAGGATCTGAACCTGATGCCGGCCAAGCCGGTGCGCCAGCGTCAGATCATCGTGGAGGAGATGAACGGCGTGCTGAACCTGCTGCCGACGCTGCCGCCCGGCTCGCCCGGAACGGTGGGCATCCGCGGCAAGCGCAAGCTGCGCTCCTTCGTCGTGCCGCA